TTTAACTACTTATGTAGGATCTGTTTGGGTTGATAGAGATCTTGGTCAGTGGAATCATATTTGTTTTGTTTTTAATGGTTCAGCTGGAACAGATACAACTAGGGCTATGATTTATGTAAATGGAACTGATGGGACTGTGGCTGGCGCAGGAACTATTGCTTCTGCTATGACTTTTGATGCGACCTATGAAACTTATGCAGGAGTATATCTTACGGGTTATCTTGATCAAATATTAATGTTTAATAGAAGTTTAGAAGCAAGCGAAGTGGCTTCAATATATAATAATTATGATGGAATGGCTTATGAAGGGCCAGAGGCTCCAACTGATGCTTATCCTCAATATTCTGCTAATTCAACTAATTCAACTCTTGCAGGGCAAGCAATAGAACACAGATTAAATTGGACTGATGATGTTGGTTTGTCTGGATATATATTTTCTTTTGATAATGCAACAGGAACATTAGCAAATGATTCTTGGGTAAAATTTATGTCACAAAATGTTTCTTATAATGCTACTTCATATTACTGTGATTTAACTGGGGAATATTATGGAGGAAATTGTGCTGATACAAGCGACGGTGATTGGACTTCTTATGTAAGTGTTTGTTCTGCTGGAAATTCTTTTAATGTTTTTAAAAATTATACTCTTTTAGATAATGTTTCGGCTGCAATAAATATTAAAGTAGATGGATCTACTCCAAAGAATATTTCTTTTTGGAATGAAACTTCTAGTGCCTGGGATTTAATTCAGCATGTAGCAACTGGTGCTTTAAATACAACTTTAGCAGTTCCTTCATATTATATTCTAGATCAACAAATTTTAAGAACAAATACTGATCTTACTGGGACGGCACCTGCATGGTGTGGAATATTCTATGAATCTAATATAACTTTTTGGGGAAATGAAGTTAATCATTCTTGGTCTAATGTTACAAAAGTTATTAATGCTATTGCAGGTAAAACAATTAGATGGAAAATTTATGCAAATGATTCAGCAAACCAATTGAATGCTAGTGAGCTTTATACTTATGTTTCAACTTCTGCAGATACCTGTACCTTTCCAGGAGCAACAAATAATTGGGAAGTAGATATGGAAGATAATTGTAATCATACAGTAGCAGGTACTCTATCAACAGGAAATCTTTCTTGGATTGGATCTTCTGGATATTTTAATTGCTCTGCTCAGTTAAATTTAACAAATAGGGATGCTCCTCCAAGTGGAACCATATTTTATTGGAGTGATGGATGTGAAGTAATTAGATTAATTATTTTGATATTATTTATGCCAGCAACAATATTTATAAAAAAAAGGAGCCTTAAAAGAACATGTTAAATGTAACTACTGAAAACAAAACAGGTGCAGATTGCACTGGAAATGATGGGGCAGCAAGTAGGGTTTTAACATTGTCAAATACAGGGCTAACTCAACAAAATGGTTTATTAGTTTATGCTAGCGGGTTGGCTTTAACCTTAACAACAGATTATACTATTACTCATTCTTCTACAGGATCAACAATTACTTTTGTAAATAAATTGTGGAATGATATGGCAATTATTGTAAAATATTATCAACAAAGGACAACAACAAATGTTTATGATATCATGAGGGATGATATTCAAGGAATTATTACAGAACATGGAACAGAAGCTACTTTGATTAGACAAACAGAAACAACTGATAGTGTTGGGGGAGTAACTGCAGTTAGTGAAGAAGAATATGCAATTTACACAATGATCCAGGATATTACTAAAAAAGATAGGCAAATCCATGAGATGGGTTTGGCTATTCCAGGAAATTCTAAGGCTTTCTTTTTTCATGAATATTTAGATGAGATTACTGGAAATGGGACTATAAGTGTTGAAGTAGGAGATATGCTTAAAGATACAGATGCTAAATATTGGAGAGTAGAGCAAATTATTGCAGAAAGAAAAGGAGATGCCCAAGAGATTTTTAGGGTAGGAATAATTAAGAAAATCGATTTAAGTGTATAGTTATAGTCAAAAAGCTTAAAAAACTCGCCTGTGTGGCTTAAACAAAGGATTTTGATAAGGAAAAACAATGAATCTTAAAATTAACATAAATTGGCAGATAGATAAGGAAAAGACGGTAGAACAAGCAAAAAAGGTATTATTTGATTGTATGGTAAAAATGCAGGAGCTAGCGGTTCTTAATGCTCCATCAGATATAGGATTATTAAAATCAAGAATAAAATTCTATCCAAGAAATCCAGGGTATTTAAGTTATGTTTTAACAGATGGAGTAGAATATGGGGTTCATGTAGAATATGGAACATCTCCTCATTATGTTAGTGCAAAGCATTTGAAAGATTGGGCCAGAAGAGTTTTAGGGGATGAAAAGGCCGCTTATCCTGTTGCAAAAAAGATTGCTTTGTTAGGAACAGATGCTCACCCTTTCTTTAGGCCTGCTTTAGATCAAGTTAAGAATGTTTGGGTAAAAAGATTCTGGGAACAGAATTTATCTAAATAAGCAATAAGATTTAAATAATCTAATGAGTTATCAAATTTATGGTGTCTTGGTAAAACATGTAACCCCAAGACCTTCAAAGGGGTTGAGATCCTTTTGTCGTATAAAGTGTTGTGTGGAGATTTCATGTTGTCAGCACAACACATCTCAGCCAAGAGGCAGGAAAAAACCAAAGATGGTAAAAAAGAATTGTAGTTATTGTAAGAAAGAATTTGAAATTTGGCCATATAGATTAAAAAGGTCAAATAGAGTTTATTGTTCTAAAGAATGTAAAAATAATGATTCTTCAAGATTAATGATCGAAGCACATAAAAATAAAGAATTTGGTTTTGGAATTTCAAGTATTGGGGGGTTTCCAAAAGGAAAGAAAAATCCTAAATTATCTGGAATTAAGAAAAAATTGATTGGAAAATTAAATCCTTTTTATGGAAAAAAACATACAAAAAAAACTAAAGAAAGAATAAAAAAAAGTAAATTAGGACAATTACATTCTATAGAAACAAAAGAATTAATGAGTTCTCAAAGAAAAAAAGAAAATCATTGGAATTGGCAGGGAGGAATTACTCCATTAAATAAAATATTAAGATTATCTTCTAAGTGGAAAATTTGGAGAGAACTTGTTTTTTTGAGAGATAATTTCCTTTGTCAAAATACAAACTGTGAATACTGCAAAAATCAGATGGGGGTTAAATTACATCCACACCATATTAAATCAATTAAACTTTTTCCAGAACTTATATTTGACATTAATAATGGAATAACTTATTGTGCTGAATTTCATATAAAAGGAGGATTGCATAAAGCAATACAAAAAATAAGATAATGGGAATTTTTATCTCACCCAAAAATATTTTAGTAGATTTTCTTAGACATAGATTAACAGATCCTAGATCAAGAGCAGAAGCATCTAAGACAGAAGAATTTAATGGAGGAGGAAAAACTTTTTCTTTAACGCCAACTGTAGGGACCATGTCTTGTATTACTGCAGTAACTGTGGATTCAGTAGCTCAAACAAAATGGAAACATTATTATGTTGATGTACAAAATCAAAAAGTTATTTTTTATTCAAATACTGCTGGAGGAACAAACAATGTTGATATTACATATAAACAAGGAACTTCAAATTGGATTTATCCTGATAAAGCATTAGAAACTTTATCTCGAACAGCTTTTCCTAGAATAAATATTTTGGTTGTTGGAGGAACTGGGGATAGATTAGGGCAATATAATTCTAATGTTGAATCTGCAATTCATTTTCAAATAGATATCTGGGCTAAGGAAAAACAACCACAAACAATTAGTTCGGTAGTTTATACTAATGATAAATTAACAGAGTATTTTGCTTATGAAATTACAAGGGCTTTTAGAGCTTATGTGGATGATCTACATCCAGCATTATATAATTACACTCTTTTAGGAACACCAAGAGATCTCGGATATAATCAGGAGATGCAATGCTTTCATACAATTGTGGAAGTTGAATTAAAAGGGATTGATGTGTCAGAAGGAGAAAGTTAAATAATAGGAGGTTAAATATGACAGAATATTTATTAGGAAAAAGAGAGCAAATTGCAATGTGTGAAGAGGATACTTGGGCAGCTCTTGGAACAAAAACAATGGCAGGTGAGGGTTTTCAAGTTGGAAAAAATACAACTATTACTCCAGATTTTTCAAAGAATTGGCAAGAAATTTTGGGTGCTGGAGTGGATTCAAGAGATATTGATTCTATGGAAAAAGGACCTGAAAGTTATAGATTCACTTTAACATTCAATCCTACTAATTGGAAATTCATAAGATATTGTGCACATGGGACTGTTTCAAACACTAGTACAGCACCAACTGTTCATACTTTCACAGCTACGGATGTGGTAAAATCTTTTACACTTGAATGGGCCAAAAGAGCAACAACTACAGATCATGTAATCACTTTGACTGGATGTATCATTACTTCATGGACAATTAGTTTTGCAAAAGGAGCAGGAGCTAAAGAAGGATTTGTTACAGTAAATGCAGAATGTCTTGCTAAATCTGCTGTTGCAGGATCTAGTACAACAACAGTTGCAGCAAATACAGATGATGCTTTTCAATTTAGAATGGCCAAGCTTACTTATGCTGGAGCAGAAGTTGTTGAAGTAAATAGTGGAGAAATTACTTGTGAAAACGGAATAGACGAACAAGATTCAAGGTATTGTAATTCAACATTAGACCAAGCAATAGGAGAACCAATTCCAAAAGTTAGAAGATATTCCTGTAAATTTAATATTAATCAAAAAGGAGATACTTATTATGATGACTGGGAAGATCAGGTGGTTGTACCAAGTACAAACACCTTAGCATTAATAAGAGGATCAGGACCTGCAGATGATATTACTTTCACATTTACAAGTGAATATTTACAATCTGCTACAAGTCCAACAAATCTTGAAGGAGTTACTAATGTGGATGTAGTGGGAATAATTAAATCGGTTGCTATTGTTGCAAATGATGCACTTACAGATTATTAAATTCAAGAGGAGGTTAAAATGGAATTTGAAGAGGACTTTGTCAAAGAAGAGCTAATTGAGTTTGAAATAGAAGGTAAAAAGTTTAAGTATAAGCCTACAACAGCAGGGGATGAAAATAGATGGCTAAATGAATACATTGATGTTGTTGAGGGAAAACCACAACAAAACTTAACAAAGATTAATCAATGTAAGATGAGAAACTTAATTGAGGTTCCTTATGGGAAAGAATTGATTAAGAAAATCGTTGGTATTGATAAAGAATGGAAAGGCCTAAGTCAAGAAGAAAAGTGGGATCTTTTAGGAAAGCTCAAACCAGAAACTTTTGATAAGATTATTAGAAAAATTACGGAGATAGATTCTCCTGCAAGTGATGTAAAAAAAAACTAATTTTTAAGATCCAGACAGGCAATATAGATCAAGGATTTTCTCTTGACAACAAAGAGGAAATGATGCTCTGGATTAAATATAAGTTTTTTAAGGCGGGAATTAGTCCTAGTGAATTTAGTAAATGCACAATGAAAGATATAATAGATATAATGGAGATAAGCAATACCTTAGATACAAAAATGATGAGAGAACAAAAAATTAAAGAAATGGTTGCACGAATGAAATAATGGTAGAAGTAGGATCAATACAAATCGGGGGGAATATTGAAACAGGTGGTATAGAAAGGGGCCTAAAAAGAGTGGAAACTGGTTTTAAGGATATTGATAGAGTTGGCCAGGGAGTCAATTCAGATTTTACAAGAATGAATAGTCAAGCAAAAACATTGGGAAGAACTTTGGGAGCAATGGCTTTGGTTGGAGCAGGTGCTATGCTTGCCTTAGCAAAAGGGGCCCCTGCAACTGCGGGAGCTATGGCTAAGATAGAAGTAGGCACAATGAAATTAAAATTTGCAGTTGGTGAAGCATTAAAAGAGGAATTTAATTGGTTTGCTGATAAACTTAATTGGTTAGCTGGTTGGGTAGGATCTCATCCTGATTTATTTAGTAAATTAACAACTGGAGTTTTAGCTCTTGCAGCAGCTTTTGTCGCCTTTAAAGTAGGAGGAGTGATAATTGCTGGACTAACTTCTTTAGCAGGAGTTTTAGGGGGAATTGGTGCAATATTAACATCACCTGCATTTTTAGCAGGATTAGCAGCTTTAGGAGTTGCAGCAGCACTTTGGGTGCATGCAAAAGGTTTACAAACACAAGCTAAAGCATTTGAGGAATTAACTCCTCCAGGAATGAGGGATATAGAATATGATTCTGGGAATGTAAGAGGAACTAGACAATTTGAAAGTATTCCTGCATCAGAAAATCCTTGGGCCATAAAAGGTTTTTATGATTATAAAGAAAAACAAAATAATATAGCAAATCAAACATTTGCTTATGATGATGCAAGATAATGGTAATGAAAATAGAAAACTACAGTGGAACAGCAAGCACATTTACTTTTCCAAATAATCCTAGAACTTTTGATGATGCTATTAATTCTAATCATACAGTAACAAATATTCCTTATCAAAGATATCATATCTTTGTTAGTGGGGGAGGAGTTCCTCCAAAGAAAATAATTTTAACAGGATCCTTATTTGGAACAAGTAAAAATACAAATTATAGAACTCTCTCTGGGCATTTTATGGAAACAACCAAATTAAAAAAACTCTATTTTGATTCAGATAGATTTTATTTAGGAGTAGGAAGAGATATTAAAAAAACACACACAGGAGGAAGAACAAACTTTATTGATTATGTGGCTACATTTGAAACTGTTGTTGGAGTGCTTTTTGATAATACTCAACTAACTCATACTGATGGAGGGGCAGAGGTAACTAATGCTGGGAATGTAAATACTTTTGTAGAAGAAATTTCAGGAGATGTAACTAACGGGGCCTCAGATGTGGTGATTACAGATGATTTAGGAAATCAATTAAAGATTCCAGCAGCTTCATTAACAACAGGTCAAGCAGTTGTAATTACTTTTGTTAAGATGGTTGATTCAGGAGATGGAGTTTATGTTTCAGAATATAATTATACTACTGTTGCAGCGTCACAAGTAAAAACGACTCAAACAGGAACTGGATTAGGAATTTTACAAATAGCTCCATCAGC